GCATCATTACTCCTTAAAAGTAGGCTTGCCGAATCCAACAATGAACACAGGCAAGGATGTCTTTAGTTTCCCACGATTCTTCTTCTTATAGGCGCGAACCTTACGGCAAACTTGACCGCCATTACGCTGATCACCCTTTTTATCAGGTGCCGTGTTGCCCTCAATTGTCACGACAGTTCCATCATCTCGAACTTGCAAGACGATGCCGACATGAGAAATCCGGTCAAGATTATCTGAAGGGAAATCAAAGAAGGCAATATCACCTGGCATGGGCGTGGCAGTTTCGGCATCTTGCCACTTACCCTTTGCCTGAAATGCCTCTGCCCCTGCCGGCGTGAATGTGCAGTTGGGAATGGATGTTACTTTTGCTTGCTTTGCCACCCAATTGACGAAGGCACCGCACCACGGTTGATTTGCCTTTTGATAGTGAGTTTGATTCTCGGCAGGGCCTTCAATGAAGCCTTCTTCGGCTCGTGCCGCATCAAGAAAGTTATTGAGTTGAGCTGACATTATTCTCCCCTTGTTTTGTTTTTGATTTGAGTCCATTTGCAGAGACTATCCCTGCCAAAGTTCCTGTGAGAAAGACCGTCAATGTTGCAACTAGGTCAATGAAGGCTGCATCGTTGGGTGCTTGCTTCATTGGTTGGGTGACAAATACCAATGCCCACAAGAGCGCAAACACCGATCCTGCAAAGACGATTGCAAGGATGATTCCAATGCTGACAATGAGTCGAGCGTGTAATTCTTCAGGCGTGTATCTGTCACGGCGTTTCATCAAATATCTCCGGAAGTAGGTCAGAGGTGCAAGTTCCTGTGATGTCGCATTGGGGCTTGTTGCATTCAGGTTTTTCCCAATTTTCAAACTCTTGGCAAGGGTAGCGAACCCAACCTTGATAACTGCAACCGCTAAGAGTTAGAGCGAGAAAGAAGGATGCGATAAATCTCTTCAACCTGTCGCTCCAATCGTGCAACTGAATCCTTCATGCTTGAACCGCCATTTGGTTTCAATTCATTCAGGTAATGCTTGACAAGCCATCGAGTCACGGCAAGGAATGCTCCACCAATTGTCAAAAGAGAAACTGTGAGTGCTGCCCAATCCTGCGCTGTCATTTGCCAATAGCCATCACTTGCATGATCACGGTTCCTGAACTTGTAATTGCCCAGATTCCGTTTGCCTTATTTTCAACAGTCAATTTGTCACCATTGTCCATGCGGTATCCGATTGATGTTGTCACATCGCTATTACCTAAGAAGCAAGTGCCGCTTGAGCTGTGAAGATAGACCATCTCTGCTTCGGCGGTTGCATCAACAAGTGCTGTTGGCGATGTTGTCACAGTGACTTGACGGGTTGAGATTCCCATTGTGGCTCTCCTTATGAATTAAAATTTAGATTTTCTGTGCATCCCATTGACAGGTTTCTTCATTCAATGCAAAAGTGAATGAATTGCCTTCTTCGTCTGTAAAATCATCAGGTTTTGGAGAAATAAATGCATCGCGTGCTTCGTCATATACATAACCGATACCTGCATAATTCTTACGAATATTTGCATTGTAAGAAGTTTGAACCCAATTGGTATCTGTGCCAAGAAGTGTCTTGCACAATGCGATGCCTTTAGACTCTGACTCAACACCATTTTCTATGAGTTCATCATTATTTAGAACAATTATTTGAATGACGATATTAGATTCGTCTAACTGTGCAAAGTGGGCCATTAGAAAGTGATGCTCCCGCTTCCTGTCCATTGATAAATTCTGTATCCGCCTGATGTTGTGATTGTTGGAGATCCTGTTGTTGCAGTTGCCAGTGGGAATGTGTCTGCATAGCGAATAGCAACGAAACCTGAAGCACCGCTTCCACCATTTTTTCCAAATGAAGAACCGTCACCTCCACCACCACCGCCGCCGCCGCCTGTGTTTGCTGTTCCATTTGAACCTGCGCCACTACCAGCGCCGCCTGCACCTCCGCCACCTGAACCGCCGGAACCGCCTCCATCTGCATCAGCACCACCACCGCCACCGCCGCCTGCGCGAGTAACGGAAGAACCTGTTATAGATGATGCTGTTCCTGCACCTCCATTTGCTCCTGTATTGCCTGAAGCAACACTTGAACCAACAGCGGTTGCACCACCACCTCCGCCTGCACCACCTGAACCACTTGGGTTTCCTCCACCAGCGTTACCTTGTCCTGATGTTCCAGCCGCACCGTTTTGGAAAACTCCAGCGCCACCGCCACCTGAACCGCCCGTTGTAGGAGATTGACCGCTTGCTCCACCACCACCGCCGCCTGTTGCTGTAATGCTAAAGGCAACAGAGTCAGAACCGCTTGATCCTCTCGTTGCACTTCCAAATTGCGGAGCGCCAGTTCCGCCGCCACCGCCTGCGCCAATAGTGATTGTATAATTAGTTCCTGGTGTTACAGAAGTTGTGCTAGTTAAATAACCACCAGCACCACCACCTCCGCCTGCGCGCATGGGGCTACTGTTACCCCAACCGCCACCACCACCGCCACCGCCTGCAACAATTAAGTATTCAACAGATGAAGTTGCCGATGGAGCAAAACTTCTCAATCCACCAAAACCTCTTGAACTGCAATTTGAAAATGTTCCAATGATAGGCATGATCTATTCCTATGCGAACTTCGTTTGTGTCTCAAAAACTGTGTAAGTCGGTGTCGCTGCTGTCTTGATGATTGTGAATGAATATGCATCAATTGCAGAAGCATTTCCTGCTGTGATTGCTGCTGGAACCTTTGGAGTTACTGCGCTTCCATCGATTTGAATGACATTTGGATAATAGGCAGTTGATCCGTTGGTGTTGAGCCATACAAGCGTGATTGCATCGCCGACTGCTAGAACTGAGCTGAGGGTTGCTCCGCTTGAATAGCGGAAATTGAGCGTGTGGTTGGCGCTAGCATTTGATGTGTAGTACCACACCGATGCGGTGGAAACATCAAAGTTGATCGTTCCTGTCGCAGCCGATGCCACCACATTGACATCTTCTTCGAATCCTTTAACAATTAAATCTGATTGTGAAGTTGCGATAGAAAGTGTGACTGTGCCTGATGTTCCGCCACCTGACAAGCCTGTGCCGGCGGTAACTCCTTCAATGTCTCCTGATGCTGGGGTTGCAAACTGTAAGAAAATCGCAGCACTTGGGCTTGTAAAGCGAAGAACGCCACCTTGATTTTGAGCAAGAACAAGTGATCCTGAAGTTGTAACTGTTGCCGTTCCTGCCGTGATGGTGCAAGTGCCTGTGCCAATGTTGATGATGGTCACAATGTCACCTGTGGCAAACAAGCCTGTGTTTGCGGTGATTGTTGTTGCTCCTGCATTGTTCATCGTGATTGCATCACCTGCATCGGCTGCAACAAGCACATAAGAAGCAGTCTTTGCGCTTGCAGCTCCACCCAACATCGCAGTCTGTTGCAGCGATGTCATTTGTGCTGCGGTCAAAACTTGACCTGTTGTGAATGTCTGTTTTGCCATTGTTGCTCCTTAATCAGTAGGAAAGCACAGAGTTTGCGCCATCCAATATTCCTTGAGTGGTTGAATCTAAAATGAATGCCTGAATTATAGGCTCCGCCGTGAAAAATTTTGTTCCCCAGGTGTTGGTGGTAATGTCATGCTGAACGCCCTGCACGAATAGTTCAAGGGTGACACTTCCTGCCCCTGGAGTTGACTTAGTAATGTCAACCAAGTCAAAGATGTCTAGTTCCAACCCTGCCTGGATTCGAGCCGTCTCTGCATCATCTGCCAAATTTAGACCAATGGAGTCAATGCGGAAAATGGCATCTTTGCGTGATTGAAGGATCATTGTTGCCTGGTCAAAAGACTCAGTATCGGTTTGAACAAGTAGTCCTTCACGCTTTCCTGAGTGGATGAAATAGGTCTCAATGCTGCTTGTATCCTGGACAGTTTGAGCGATGCCACCCACGCGGTTGACAGTCACATCGTTAAAAATAAGGGTGTCGTCATAGGCAAAGTCAATGGTTTGATATGAAATGCCTGTGCCATCATCTGCAAAATCTGTTGCAGTCTGATCTGCCTTTTGAGCCAAAGTGTTTCGAGACAGGAATGTGGCATTGCCTTCAGGGTCAATGTAAAAACCGCCAAATTCGCTGTTTTCGATTGTCTGTAAAGCAGTAAGCAGATCACGCTCGGTGCCTGGGTCTGCCTGAACCGTGCTGTCGCCTGTATCAATAGCACGCTGAGAAAGTGGAAAGGCAGGAACATCAAGCAGGTTATTCATTCGCGCACCTGTTGTCTGCCCTGCCGAAGTTCCTGCAACTGTTGAAATTGAGATGTTAGAAAATAGACGGAAGGCATCCACGCATTGCAAGGTCACAGTTGAGACTTGTTCAACACCGACTTGAAAGTTTGTGTCATAGCTCGTGATGTAGCCTGAATAAAGGTAATACCTTACTGAATTGTAATCTGCCCAAATGCGGATTTTGCGAAGAGGTAAAAGTTTGCCGTAATAGGGAGATGAGGTGTTTGTTGGCACCCAATCGCCATTTGTATCCTCAAGGACAACTGTGGCAGTTCCTGCTTCAAACTTATTAAGGATTCTGTTTCTACCTCTGCGAATTGAAGCGCGAAGGGTAATGTCAGAAACATCAACAACATCTGATGCGGTATCTGCCAGGATGCCCACGCCAAGTGGCGTTGAAGCATCATCAAGGATAAGTGGGTTGCCGAAGGCAGGGCCGTTGGCAAAGTCAACTGCAACGCCAAGCGTAGGCATAGCCATTAGATTGCCACCGCAGATTTCACAATTGCTTGACCGTTATTTTGTCCTTGAAGCAATCCGTTTCGAATAGATGCAACCAAATCGTTCTCAGTTGTCACGCTTCCCTGAACAGTCACATTGACAGTCGTTCCTGCACCGTATTGTGCTGCCGCTTGAGCTGCATATCTTGAGCCTGAAATGGCTGCGCTGAGTGATGCTCCACCTGCAAGCCCTGATTGAAGGGATGCTTGGGCGGTTGGATCAGTAAGGGCAATTGAATCAATCATCTTTTGTTGGGCTTCTGCTTGGGCTGCTGCTTGCGCTGCATAACGCATTCCAGAGATTTGTGCCGGTGTCAATGTGGTTGAAACACTAGATGGCATCGTTGACAGAATCTTTTCTGCCTGTGCCGGTGTCAATGCTTCAATGGCTGCTTTGCCCATAACAGGGCCACCACCACCTGGAACAGTAGGAACTGTTGGTGTTGTAGGTGTTGTTGGCGCTGTTGGAGAAAGTTTGACTCCTGCTGCTGCAAGATAGGCATTCAAAGCTGCAAGTGCATCACGCCAAGATTGCGCTGCCTGGTTTCCAGGTGTTGGCCACAATGTTGATGGAACTACACCTGCGGCAATTTTTGTTGCATATTCTGAAACTTCTTTGCTGGTCAGTTTCCACTTATTCATCAAAGCATTGACTTCGGTTTGATCTAGTTTGCCATCATTGATCGCCTTGAAAAAGTCAAGATACATCTCTGCTTGTTGCTTTGTGACTCCCCATTGTTTTGCAAGCAGGTCAATTTCATCCGTTGAAAGAGTTGCATCATTGACGGCAAAGATGGCGGTTGTGTAAGCGACAACGGCTTCTGTGCTGATTCCCCATTTGGAAGCAAGAAGGATGACTTCTTGATCTGAAATAGTCTGATCGGCAACGACTCCGAGCAAGTCAACATATCGCTGAACTGCTTCATTAGCCATCAATTGCGCCTTCATATTTTCCACGATGGCTGCAAGTCGGCGTTGCTCTTCTAGGTTGTTTTGTTTCAAAAGATTCAGGCGTGCTGCTTCAAGCTGAATTGGGTCTTTTTCAGTTGTCGGTACGACACCCAATTTTGCTAAAGCAGCAAGTGTTGCCTTTGATTTTGCAAGCAATTTATCTGCTGCAATTTGTTCTTTTGTCTTTTTGACTCCCTTTGACAAGTCAACATTGAGACCTTTGAGATTTTTGAGGAATCCTTCTGTCTTATCGTTCAACCCATCAAATGAGAATTCTAAATCTTCGCCTGTTTGCTCAAGACCATCCATCGCACCATTTGCGCTTTTGACGGCGACATAAAGTCCACCGAGTGTTGCTGTGAAGGCTGCAAGTCCGGCAACTCCTGCTGCGACTGAAATACCGCCTGTTGCAACTGCTTGTGCTGCTGCTGCCGCGATTGATACTGTTCTAAGTGTTTTGTATATTGCAACCAATTTGCCAATTGCTGTCACAAATGCGATCACTTTACCTGCCACAAATGTTGCGGCTAAGATTGCGCCAAGTGTGATAAACACATTCTTATTTTTTGCAACAAATTGGAAAACTTTGAAAACTACAAAACCAAAACCAACAACAGCTTTGATTGCTGCTTGGAAGGCTGCAACAAGTTTATTGCCATTTTCATCAAGAAATTGCTGAACGGCTGGAATGACTCTTGTTGTTAAAGTTGTGAATAATTGTTCAAGGGTAGGCAAAAGGGCTGCGCCTAGTGTTTCCTTTGCTTCATCCAAAGCAATGGTCAGGCGAGTCATTCTGAATTCAAAAGTATTTGCTCGCGCTGCTGCTGCTCCTGCAAATGTTTTTGCTGTTACCTGCAAGACGGCATTGAGGTCTTTAGATTTTTTCATTGCATCTGTGATTGGAACGCCTAGATTTTCAAGCGCTCTGTAATTACCACGCAATGCCCTTGTTACGGCATTTGTCGCTGTTCCTAAATCAACGGTGCCACCTGCTGAAACATCAAGTGCAAGACCAAGAAGTTTTTGAGCATCGGTGATTGATCCGGTTACGCTTGCGAGTTTTCCTAGAGCCGGACGAAGTTCATCATCAACCACACCGAAAGTTCTCTGCATCTGATCGATGTAGGCTTCTGTGGCTGCAATCGCTGCATCGGTTGCCCCTGTTGTATTACGCAAAGAATTGGCAAGAAGTGCCTGTGATTTTTCATCTGCAATTGCAGCTTTGACGGAATCAACTCCGAGTTTGACCGCAAAAGCACCTACGGCAACAGTTGCAACTGCAAATGCTTTTGCAATCTTTTTTCCTGCATTAGCAAATTTTTTCTCAAGACCTGTAAGGTCTTTGACAGCTTGTTTTGAACCTTTGTCATTATAGACGGTGATTATGCGCTCGACAATTGCCACGATTTACACCTCTCTCTGATTGACAATGGAATCAACTCGTTGCTGTGCTTTTGATGATGCTTTATCAACTGCTTCACGAATTGCATTCAATGCTTTGTATCTGTTGTTATCAACTGCGCGAATAAGTGCGCGACCTTTATCTTTGCCTTCTCCACGAGCAGTTGGCAAAGCACCATGTTCTCTTTGAATCACACCAATGAAGTGTTGGGAAGCCTGTGGATTTCGTGAACGGCTTGTTCGACTTCGTGAGCGAGATGCCGCACTTCCTCGACCTGCCGTTTCAAAGATTGCTCCACCTGGGTCGCGTTGAACAACTCCATAAGTGTTGCTGAATCCTGTGCCGTTCTTTTTAGAAGTCGCGGCAGTTTGCTTGATTCCTGACTTTGCTCGTTCGGCATCATAGGCAATAAATCCACGAGTTTGATCTTGAGCTAATGGGCCGATTCCATTGAATCTTTTGAATCCACCTTTTTGCCATCCTGAAGGATGAATTTCACCATTGCTTGGAAGATAGCCTTTTGCCTCAACCACAATCGGTGCAAGGATGCCTCGAACTTCTTTGTTCAATTCTCTTTTGAGGTCAGGCGCGAAGCGTTCAAGAGCGATGATGTTTTCGGTCAAGCCTTGCATCACAACTTTGTAATTGATTTCCGCCATTACTTGCTTCGCGCCTTCGCTCGTTCTTTCATGTATATGACTATTGCTTCAAGTATGCCATCGGGAGCATCAAGCAAATCAATTGGAGATATGCCTGTCTCCACAGAAACTGCTGCTATTGAATAGGTCAGGCTGTCTCTGTGGATTCGGAATTTGGGTCTGTGTCCAAAGATACTGCTTCCAATGTATCTAAGAAATCAGGGCCGAAAGGCTTCACAACTTTTCCATTTGATCTAAGCGCGAGCCAACCCAAATAATAGATATGCTCTAACTTTTGTTCTTCCCCAATTAACTTGGCAAGTCCTTTTCCATACTTTTGTTCAAAGTCAACGATGATTCTTGGGCGCAACGGGAAAGTTGCATCTGTGCCATCGTTTGTTTTTACCTTTATGAATAATCCATCCATTTTGTTTCCCCCTTAGTTTTTTATGTTGTTGTCTTTGAAATTGCGCCGCTAATAGGCCACGACACACTTGCAGTTGCTAACTCGCCGACAGCACCATTCAATGGAGTCCATTCTGACACAACCGCAGAAAAACTGTACTGCGGATTGAGGACAGTTGTTGTTCCATTGACAGGCTTGACTGCAATTGTAACTGCTGTTCCAAGCGTTGGATAAATTGTTTGCTCCACGCTTGAAGTTGCATAGTCCTGATGAAATTCAAGAGTGACTGAGTTATCTGCAAGACCTGCAACACGAGTCTTTGAAGTTTGTCCGAACGCCGTGGTCTCAACGATGTCATAAGTTGAACTCAATGAGACTGAACTGATGTGATCGCTCAAGTCGGTTGATCCGAAAAGAACATAGCAATTTGTGAGAACGATTCTAGCCATTATGCAACCGCCTTAGTGATTGCGCCGGTTACAGGCCAAGAAACACTTGCTGTGGCTAGTTCGCCCACAGCTCCGTTAAGTGGAGTCCACTCTGAAATTACGGCGTTGCAACTGTATGAAGGATTGAATGCGCTTGTTGTTCCGCCATTTGGCTTCACAATTACTGCTGCAACTGTTCCAAGTAATGGATAAATTGTTTGTTCAACTTCGCCTGTTGCATAATCCTGATGAAATTCAAGAGTGATTGAATTGTCTGCAAGACCTGCCACGCGAGTCTTTGTTGCTGATGATGAAAATGCTGTTGTTTCTACGACATCAAATGTTGATGAGAGTGAGACTGAGCTAACTAAATCGCTCAAATCCACTCCACCAACTGAAATGAACGCATTGGTTAAAACGATACGAGCCATTAGTTGGTCGCTCCTTCTGTTGCTGGTTTGATGGATGGTGATACTGCATTGCTTGCCTTGATGTGGTTTGCAGAAATGAGTGCTTGTGCGCTTACTCCTGCATCAACAAGTTCTTTGTCGGTGATTGACTCAC